GTTTAGTTTCTACACCAGATCGACATTTACTTTTTATGGGCACAGAAAACACTATTGGCACAACTAGTTCTCAAGATGATTTATTAATTAGATTCTCAGACCAAGAGGACATTAGCACCTATCAACCAACAGCAGAAAACACCGCGGGTTCTTTACGTGTTGCTGACGGATCACGAATCGTGGCTGCTGAAAGATCTAGAGGTCAGATATTAGTTTGGACTGACACTTCACTACATTCCATGCAGTTTATTGGACCACCATTTACTTTTGGACTACGTCAATTAGGTCAAAATTGTGGTATCGTAGGTATTCATGCAGGGCTTGATTTAAATGGTGTTGCTTATTGGATGTCTCAAGATTCATTCTTCCTATTCGATGGTACAGTGAAAAAACTACCTTGCACCGTAGAACAGTTTGTTTTTGATAATATTAATATTACAGCAGCAGAGAATGCTTTTGCTGGACACAATGGTGAATTTAATGAAATTATGTGGTTTTATCCAAGAACAGGATCGGACACAATTAATGCTGTTGTTGCTTATAATTATTTAGAACAAACTTGGTGGACAGGAACTTTAGATAGAACAACATGGATTGATAGAGAGGTGTACGATAATCCTGTGGCCTCTGATTATTTACCTACAACAACAGCCAACAATGAAACTATCTCAGGTTTAACGGATGGAGCAACTCAAATGTTTTTACATGAAACAGGTAATGACGCTGATGGTCAAGCGATGACTGCTTTTGTAAAATCAGGATCTGTAGAAATTGGTGAAGGTAATGACATACTTTTTGTGCAAAAATTAATTCCTGATATACAAAATCAATCAGGTACTTTAAATATGAAACTGGAATTTAAATATTATCCTAATACAAGCACTAGCACGATTAAGACTGCTACCTTTACTGATACAACTGATTTTGTAAGTTTACGTGGTCGAGGAAGAGAGTTTACAGTTAATGTAGTTTCAAACACAACTGGCACAGCTTGGAGATTGGGCACTCAACGTTTTGACGTACAACCTGATGGTAGAAGGTAATGACTCCGTTTGATATACTACAAAATTGGAAAGCAAAGCCTTATCAAAGAACAAACTATGAAAACATACATGTTTTTTATGGCGATCAAAAATACGTTAGAATGAAACCTAAATCTCAAATATCCTTAACTTCAGGCTTTTTACACCTAATATTAAAACATCCTAAACAATATGTGCATGAAAACCTTAAATTAGAAGATGAGGTTACATTGAAAAACGAGACAAATAATGTATTATATTATACATTGATTGAATCATTAATATTTAATGATGAAAAAGAATTTAAAGTACATGTCAAAAATGGCGTGCTGAAAGAAGAAGAACAATGGCAAAATTAACACTACAAAGATTTCCAGATCCCAGACCTGAGTATGATGCTCAACAGTCTGCTGAGTTAATAAGACAACTGGAAGAAATGATACAGCAGTTAAACACTCAATATACTCAAGACACACAAGAGGAGGCCACAAGAAGAACGTGGTTTTTTAATTAATGGCAGACGTATTTAAAAGATTTATAGCAAACTTAACAACTACAGATTTGACTACAATTTTTACTGTGCCCACCGCTAATGTGGCTGCAAGTCCTCCAGTGCCTGTTTCTACTTTTATTGTAAAAACTATAAATACACACAACTATGATGGGTCAAGCGCAGTAACAGTTAATATTGATCACAATGACGGAAGTAACGATCTACAAGTTTTTCAAGTAGACGTATCAGCGTCAGACACAAACACTATTTCAACCTCCATGATTTATCAAGAAGGCGATTCCATGAAGCTACAAGCAAACGCAGCTTCTAGAGCAATGGTTGAAGTTTCAGTATTGGAAGTAAAACAACAACAATAATGTATTTAATAACAAATGTTCCTGAGGACATTACAAAAAAACTCGAAGAAGTAATTAATAAAAAACACACCGAAAAAGCAAATCACGATTTAGCGGGCAACATACAAAAGGAGTTTATGATACCTGAGGGTAAACCCATTGTCTGGCCTTTAATTGATAAATGTATTCAAGCTCATTTTGAAAAATACCCTAATTACTATGGAAGAATTAGTGGAATGCATAAAACTAAAAAATTTCATCTAGAGCTACATAATCTTTGGGTAAATTACCAAAGTAAACATGAGTTTAATCCAGTGCATGTGCATGACGGATTATTCAGTTTTGTTATATGGCACAAAATTCCTTTTAAGATGACTGATGAAAAAGCAAGATTTCCACACATGAAAGAAAGTGAAATAAGAGCAGGACATTTTGTTTTTTTAATGAACAACGAAATGGGTCAAATCGTGTCACACGCAGTTCCCGCTGATAAAGAATGGGAAGGTAAAATGGCATTGTTTCCTGCATCTTTAAATCATCAAGTTTATCCTTTTTATACTTCTGACGAATACAGAATATCTATTTCAGGTAATATAGGCTTTCAATAATCGGTTGATTTATTAGGTTTTCGCCTATAAAACTATAGTATGGCGAAAATTGTAGATGAACCAAAAATCTTACGATATGACAATATCGAAGGTGAAAAAGTTCCTGTTTATAG